AAAAGGGTCTTCGCAGAACTTGGCCCACGGGTTAAACTTATAAAAGAATGGTTGCCCTACCAACCATGATTGTGTTGACTCACGAATCGGACGTTGTAGAAAATTGCCCAATTGATTGTCACTATTTGCTCCCAAATCCATAGTGGACTCATAAGACCCTTCGATCTCTGTGGCCCACCCAGCGTCTTGATCCGCAAAAGCGGTAATCTGCTGTGTAGACATAGGTGTCATCTCCATTTCATTGGTGCCAACAGGCGCCTCCGAATCAGTTACTACACCAGACTGGGATTGGTAGCATTTCCCTTCAAGTTCCCTAATACGCTTCAAAAGCTGGGTAACATGTTGGTACTTTCTCGATAATTTTTTCTGCAATTCAGAATTGCGGTTTTTGAGGATTACGACCTCGTCAAGCTCATCGAAAGACTCGACACGTGTCAGACCCGGATACTCCCGGATAGAGTGGGATTGATTAGTGGCCCCACCACTATTATGTACAGTTTGTTGAGTAATGTGTATTTACAAATACTACGTGAGTTACATCAATCTTCAACGTAGCAGTGCTATTTTTTCGGCTGACCAGGCTCATCCCTAAATAAGGATTATATATACAATGGTCTACGTGTGCACCTGTCCGTCTCAACTAGGTAATTCAGAACACTAGATAGTTACGCGTTATTATCACACACGCACCCCTATTTGGTTTATATGTACGACATGAGGGAACGTCGTGCTGAGATATTAGAAGCCTCCAAGCTGGGCAGGATGTTCAACCTATTGTTTAAGGTCGAACTTTTTGCGGTACCATGCCAACCTTTCATCATAGGTCGGAATAGGTTCCATGTAAAACTTGATGCCGCTTTCTTGAGCGACTTGTTCCAACTGTGCCACCTTTTTGGTGTACACATCACGACCACACTCAAAATACTTTAGCGCAACATTACTGATGGCTTCCGCACTTGATTGTTCCATTGATAGAACATCAGACTCTAAATGTGCATGCAACATTTTGGCAATAGATGTCTCCTCCACCGGTGACCTATACAACTTGAGTTCATCATCCCACACTGCAAAGTGCTTTAGAAATGATGCATCCTTCAAATTGATAAAAGGTACCGATTTAGCTTCTTTCTCTGCCATCGTGTATACAATTCCAACTTTGTCATATTCTGCTGCAATAGCAGTATGATTAAAGTCGTCATATCCCTTCTTCACTGTCATGATATTGTCGTCTCCATAAGTCATCATAGAAACAACATTGTTGAATTGTGGTACCCTCCACCACCTCTTATCTCTAGCAATAGCATAGTATGTGTACCTCATATATAAGGAATTCACAACACTATTAACTACTACTGTCAATGGGTGTCCGGAAGGATTG